GCTCATATTAACGTAGATTTTAGTGATAGTGATGCTAAGATTACTGAGTTACTTAAAAGTGCGTTTAGAGAGGTTGAGTTGTTTATACAAAAGGCTTTAAAAACTAAGACAGTTCGCCAATCTTATGTAGAGATTAATGGTACAATTGAATTAGCTTTTTCTCCTATTCAATCCATCATTTCGGTAACTGATTCTGATTTAGTCGCTTTCACGGATTATACAAAAAGTTTTGATAATACTAAGATTAGTGCTTATTCGGCATCAGGCATTGTTATCACATATACTGCTGGATTTACTTCCTTACCTGCTGACATAAAGAATGCAATTTTGGATATTGTAGCAGTTGACTTTGATGACACGGTTACCGACAAGCGGTTAGCACTTAAAGAGGTAAAAGATAGAATCAGACATTATCGACCAATGTATGTATAATAAGTTAAATAGAATTAAGGGAACATTTAAACGCAAACTTAGTGCAACATCTGATGGTGCAGGAGGTTTGAATGGTGTAACTTATTCAAGTTATACAACAAGTATTTACTTCGCAGAAACAAGTTCGTTTTATGGTAACTACGGAGGTATTAGAAACATTGAGAGTGGCAATTTTGCTACAAATCAATCCTTTGAAGGAAAGATGAGATACCGCAATGAGTTTATACCTAAAACAACCGACATTCTCGAAGTAAATGGTATTGAGTATGCTATATCCAATATTATGGATGCAGACTTCACTAAGCAATATTTAACTTTTAAAGCTGCAAGAAGACGTGATTAAGTTTAAGTTTCAAGGTCTTAAGGTATTAGCCAATAAGTTTGAAAGAGCATCTAAAAAGGGTGTTGATAATCTTTTTCAAATTCTTGATGATGAAGCTAATAAAATGGAAAAAAGAGCCATGAGAGATGCACCTTATAAAACAGGTAAGTTAAGAGGTTCATTTTTTAAGAATGGTATTCAAACCAATTCAAAGGTTTCCTATTATATTGGCTTTAAAGCATATTATGCTGCTTACAAAGAATTTGGTACAGGTAAAGGCTTAAGAATTGATGGTGAGTATTCAGAGTTTAGTGGATATGCAGAAACATTTAAAACTACTAATTATCCCGAAAACTATACTCGACAAAAGAAATACTTATTAAATGCGTTTATCTTAGGAAGAAGGGCAATTGATAAAAAGAATATTACTGCGGTTAAAAATCTAATAAAATGATAAATAGGAATTGTGATTACGATTTAAGAAAGGCTTATTTTCAAACATTAAGTGGCATTACTTATAATGGTCAAGCAGTTGGTGTTTATGATGAGATTGTCCCTTCGGGTGCATTATATCCTGTTATTGTTTTAGGAAACCAAATGTCAAGAGGAGAGAGGTCAAAAGATACTTTTTTAAGAGATGCAAATATTGAAATAAGCATTATTCAAACTTATACATCCGATGAAGGAGGTAAAAAAGAAGTTAATGATATTGCTAACATAATCATTGGTAGAATTATTACATCAAACAATACTTACGGCTTTAGTCAATACCTTACGACTTGGCAAGTCATAAATTGTGAATATCAAACAAATTCATTAATATTACAATTGCCAACAGGATGGCAAGTTGAAGAAAGCATAATATTTAGTCAATTATTAAATCAATTAAATTAAAAATAAAATGGCATTAGTAAAAGGAACAGATTTAAGAATCTATATCGGTGGTTCTGCGGGTGCAGGCGGTAAATTATTAACAAACGAAACTTCTTGCGACATTGAACTTTCAACTACAATGATTGAAACTTCAAGCAAAGATAGTGGTGCTTGGAAGACACAAATTCCAGGAAGAAAGTCATGGGGATTGTCTGCAACTGTACAATTAGACTACGCAGACCCAACTACATCATTTACTTATGATGCTTTATTAACTGCTTGGTTAGACCAAACTGAGTTGCACGTTACATTTAAAACTGCTACTGCAACTGATACTACTTTGTACGGACAAGCATACATTGAGTCTGAGCCTGTTAAGTCAGCAGACCAAACAATTGCTACTTGTGACATCAAATTAGTTGGAACAGGAGTATTATCTAAGGGTGTTGTACCGAGTGTATAATAATCGTAATTTTTGATTACATTTGGGGTGGGAATTTATTCCTGCCCTTTTTGCTTTAAACACAAACACAAAAACAATGAGAACAATAACATTTGAAGGTAAGAAAATTAACTTTGACTTTTCACTTGGTTGCATAAACGATGTTTATGTAAAGGAATTAGGTGGTGACTTTAACGACCTAATTAACATGAAAGAGTTTGAGAATGACCACAACAAGTTAATTAATATCACAAGAGATATGATGCTTAGTGGCCACATCTATTATTTGTTTTGTAATGGTGAGGATGAGATAGCTGAGAACTTAATTGAAAAGCAAAAGGGTGCAAGAATGGTTGCTACTAAGTGGTTAGTTCAAACAACTGTTGTTAAAGTTATTGATTGGATTAATTCTGATTTAATGCCAAGTGACTTAGAAGTTCCCGCCTCCGCAACTGTAAAAAAAAAGAGGTAGTAAGTTGGAGTTCAGTAATTAGTAGAATTAATCGAACTGGACTTAAACCTTGGGAGTGGAGAAAAATGACTTTTGGTCAATTTCTTGATTATGAATATGGTTTTGAATATAGAAACGCACTTCAATTCAATATGATTAGACACCAAATGTGGGCTTCATTAGCGGCAATGGGTGGCAAAGAAGTTAAGCAACCAAAAGACATACTGCCATTATGGATTGATGACATTGGAAAGCATAATAATAAAATAAAAGAAAAAGAGTATCTTTCGGATGATATAGTAAAAAAATGGATTAATTCAATAGAGTAATGGCAAACAATACGGTAATACATAGTGTAGAATTTACAGGGGATGCCTCCAAGTTACAAGCAGCTTGTCTTCAAGCAGCACAAGCAGTTGCAGGACTTGGTAATGTTGCAGGTTCTAATGCAACTAAAATACAATCCCTAAGTAGTTCTTTAGACAAATTAGGGTCTAAATTATCTTCGTTTGGTTCTTCTTTAACTGTTGGATTAACTGCCCCATTAGTTTTATTGGGCAAACAATTATTTACTAATGCTGCAAGTTTTGAGCAAATAGCAGTATCATTTGAAGTATTTACAGGTTCTGCGGAAGTTGCCAAGAATATGCTTGGTCAATTAAAGGATATGGCTTTAAAGTCACCTATGCAGTTCCAAGACATTACAAAAGGTGCTCAAACATTATTAGGTTACGGATTAACTGCTCAACAAGTTATACCGATAACTCAACGATTAGGTGATATATCAGGAGGTAATTCAGATAAGTTTTCTCGTTTAGCTTTAGCATTTGGGCAAGTTAATGCTGCGGGTCGTTTAATGGGTCAAGAAACTCGGCAAATGATTAACGCAGGTTTTAACCCATTACAAGCAATTTCTGATAAAACAGGTGAGTCAATGGCTTCTCTAACAAAAAGAATGCACGATGGTCAGATTAGTGTACAAGAAGTTGCAGATGCAATGAAGTATGCTACGAGTGAGGGAGGTAGATTTTACGGAATGCTTGATAAGCAATCTCAAACATTACAAGGTCAATTTAATAAATTATCGGAAAGTATAACTTTTGCTTTTGCAGAAATAGGTCAAAGTTTAGCAAATGCAAGTGGGGTTCAAAACTTTTTTGTTTATTTATCCGCAACGATTGAAACATTAAAGAATAAATTTTTAGCATTATCTCCTGAGGCTCAAACTACTATTGTTAAGATTGGTGCATTTTTAGCTTTACTTGGGCCAGCTACATTTATTATAGGTGGTGTTATAACTGCAATGTTGAATCTATCTAAAGCTATTTTAGCAGTAAGAGCAGCAATGATTGCTTTAATGGAATCAAATGCCATTGGCTGGGTTTTATTAGCATTGCCTGCAATAGCTATTGCATTAGGTTTTGCAATTGATAAATTTAAAGATTTTGGGAATGAAATTGACTCAACAATATTAAAAGCTAATGAAGCTGTTAATTCTTTTAAAGTTGAATCTATAACTGATAGTATAGGTAAATTAAATACTCAAATCTCTAATTTAAGGAAAAATAAAATTGACCCATCTCAAGGTATTTTTACTGAGATTCAAGGAATACAAAGAATCGAAAAATTAAAAAAAGAATTAGAAGGGTTAGAAAAAATATATGAAAAAATAAATAATGTAGGCTTTAGTAGAACTGGAAAAGGTGATGGTGAAGAAATGACCAAAGCCGAAAGAAAGAAATATGAAGAATTATTAGAGCAAGGTCGTATTGGATATACAAATATCCATAAACAAATGCGTACAGGTCTTGAAACTAAACTTGATATTTTTGATGGTTATGCAAAAGCGGAATTAGATAAGTTAAGAGAGTTTGGCATAAATACTGCAAAAGTTGAGGAGGCTCAGTATAAAATGAGGCAACAAATTGCTATTGTTGAACTAAGCAAACTTCAAGGTATAATTAATAAAAATTCATCAATAGAAGGTTTAAAGAAGTCATTAGCCAAAATGGTTGACTCTCAAGTTGAGTCAGTTAAAAGGATAATGTCTCCAATGGATAAATCTATTGCTGAAAATAAAGTAGATGCAAAAGACTTTGTTGCGGGCATAGATGCTACAAATATTGATTTTGGATTTGATGAGGCAAGAATTACAAGTCAAGCAGATAATCTTAAAAGATTTGGTGCTGAGGTTTATGCTGCACAAGTTCAAGTAGCAACACAATTGGCAGTTGGATTCTCACAAATTGTTGGTAGTGTAATATCAGGAGATTTAAGTATCGGAGATGCCTTTGCATCTTTAGGTGCAATGTTCTTAGATGCTATTGGTGGTTTCTTGGTGCAAGTTGGAGAGGCAGCAATTAAAGCAGGTATTGTTAAGTTGATTATAGAAAATGCCTTTAAAGGATTAGGTGGTGGTGCATTGATTGGTATTGGTATGGCGGCAGTTGCAATTGGTACTGCAATGCAAAATGTAGGAAAGAAAACATCACAAGCTATCCAAGCAAAAGGTGCTTCAAGTGCATCTGCTTCGGGAATGTCATCTGCTACTTCATCTGCTATCAAAAGTGGTTCTACTTACCAAAGTGGAAGTCAAACTTATGGTGGACAAGTTGTTAGATTAGCTATTGACCTTACAGGTTCAATTACGGCAACTCAAACAGGTTATCAAATTAATAAATCATTAGAAACAGTATTAAGAGTCACAGGTAGATAATGGTAGGATACGGAACAAGATATCAGTTTGAATTTGATGGCTCATGTAAGCCATTTTCAAACTTAGCAGAATTGGTTGTTAAATGCAAAGTGACAATTCTTAAAAAAGGATATTCGGGTGGTATAACCACTATCCCTCATGGACAAGTGACTCCTGTTATTATTGATTACCCAACAAGTAATGATGATATTTTTTATCCTATTCGTGGTAGTGTATTGTCATTTAAAGTATTGGGTGGTGTTATCGGAATGGACTCTTTAGTTTCTGAGGATGAAACTGAATATGTATTAGAATATTATCGTGGAGGCCAAATATTTTGGACTGGATTTGTTTCTCTTGAGTTATGTGAGGAAGATATATTCTTACATTACCCTGCTATTGAATTTAAGACTATTGATGCTTTAGGTAGCCTAAGTGCTATTACATTTAAAGATAGTGATGGCTTAAAGTCATTTGGTAAGAAATCAATTAAGGATACTTTGTATTCTATATTTAATGGTATTGGATTTGGTTACAAGTTCAACATATTAGCTAAAGTTTGGGATGTAGCAATGAATAAGTCTTTAAGTGGACTATCACAAGCCTACGTTTATTTAAATGCGTATAGAGACAAAAGTGGTAGCACTACGGCTACTATTGATATTTTAAAAGGATTAGCTTATTTATTTAATGCTATTGTCTACCAAGACAAAGGTCAATGGTGGTTTATTAAATTAAAAGACTTAGCATTTAATCAAAACACGACTGAGAATTATAATGCAGATAACACCGCAGGTACTGCTCAAACAATACCTGTTCTTAATCATGGAACTGACTTTTTAATTATTGCAGAACCTAAGAGAAAGATTAGAAGGTTTTATAAGCAATCTACCGTAGATTATAAGTTCTTTAGCAACTTTACCAACTTAGATAATAGTTTTACTATTTGGAATAATGACAATGTAAGAATTTACACAATTACTTCTAACATTTCAGAAACTCCTTATGCGGTAATTAATGGTGTAGATATCTACGAAAAGTTTGATATGTCAATAGCAAGAGCAGGAGCAAACGACCCAAGCTACTTGACTTATTTTAAATATAATTCACCTATCACAATAAGTTATTTTGACCCAAGATTAAATGATTATGGGTTGTTTATGACTGCCACAACAAGTACAGAAGCACAATCAAGGTACTTAGAGTTTAATGCAGGAACTATTGCAATTGGAGAGCAATTCTCTTTAAGTATTTCAAGTATTACTAAAAATATCCTTCTTGAGATATTAGTTGGTAGCAACTATTACAATTCAGCTAATAATACTTGGCAAACAACAAGAGTGTTTAATGGAGGTTATGGTGCTTCGGGAACATTTAGTGTTGAAGAAGTTTCAACTCCTTACTACGGAGATTTAAAGATTAGATTGTATTGTAATTTAAGTTACATTCAAATGGGTGTACCTGGAAGTGTGCAACCTTTCCAAACTGCTTATCATGGGTTTTATGTTAACTCAGGTAAGATTTATGCTAATGAATTAACTACGGTTACAAACGTAAAAAACACTTCCATTATTCCTGAGACAGTTACCATTTACAATGGTGATAAAACTACTCAACAAGATGGTATTGGTGTAATCTTAGATGACTCAAATATTATCTTAAATGACTTTACTAAGACAAGTGTTTGGTCAGAAAGAGCAGAAGACTTTGGGTATAAGATACAAGAGTTATCTGCAAGAAATATACTTAATCAATATTCTGATTATCGTAATATTTTTACAGGAACTATAATTGGAACTAATTTAAGGTTTGGTGCTATTTACCAATTCCCTGTTCAAGGTGCTTTAGCGGACAAAAAGTTCTTTCCTTTGTCAATGAAATTAAATGAAAGGGAATGTACCGCAGAAGTCATCTTTATGGAACTTACACCCAATGAGATTGATGGGTCGGTAAATTCGACCATCTTCGACACAAACGGGAACATAGTTTATCAAAATCTAAGTTCCTCTAAAAAAAAAATCGTAATGGGGTAGGTACTGACCTTGGTCAAGCTGGTGGTTCGGGTACTCTATTTGATAAATTTGTTGCATTCTTTATGGATGACTTTATACCTTAATCACAATGGCAAGAGAAATAGGATACTTTTACTACAAGAGTAGAACATCAATAGAGATATACGGCTCAGGAGACTTTTATAGTACCAAGGATGAAGGATATATTTATGGGTGGAGTGAAACTCTTACCGACTTTAAATTAAGGGCTTATTTAAAGACTTTTGTTCCTGACACAACAGGTTCTAAAGCAGGAATACAATTAAGACAACAAGCCAAAGACAATGTACCTTTTGTGGGTATAATGATTGATGGTGATGGGTTTATAAAGATATATCGTAGAGCCACAACCGATGGCATTATTTACACTTCATTTGATACCGATGTAACCGTAACCCAAGGGGTATGGTTTGAAATGGATATTGTAGGCAATACAATAGCATTCAAATATTCATTACAATCTGAGACTACACCTCCTACAAGTATCACTTGGATTACTCTTGATACCTCCGTAGATGATACGGCTTCTTATGGTACAATCGAAAAGCATTTGTGTTGTAGTAGTGGTTCAGATAATGTAAATTTGGCTTACTTTACACAAGTGTACACAGAGGACTGTTGGATTAGCCCAATAGGTCAAAAAGAATAGATAAAATGGCAATAAAGACATTAAGAGTATTTCAAGAGTTTACTTCGGCAGGTTATGTTCCAATGCCTGTTGCAGGAAACATTGATTATGGGGTAACTATTGCGGGAACATTCCCAGGCACTACTCCCACTACATTCCAAACCGATGACCCTGATATAGATGTTACTTTAACTGCTACTACGGATTATTATGTTTGGATTCGTTCTCATGGAACGGATTGGAATCCAATGTACACTCGTAATGTTCGTGTTTATCCTGATTCACCATTAGTTAATAATGTGGTGATGGGAATCATTATTGCCAATTTAGATAATACAGTTCCTTATGTCGGTGCTACTGAAAATGTTGATTTAGGGACTTATGGATTAAAAGCTGATTATTTACAACTAAATACTTCTCCAACAACAACACCTGCAACTGAAGGTGTATTTGTTTGGGATTCAGCAGATGGTACGGCTAATCTTAGACTTAAAGGGGGTACAATAAATTTACAAATAGGAGAGGATAGTGTAGCAAGAGTTGTAAATGGAACTACAAGTAATTTATTAAGAGCAGATTATAAAGTAGTTAAGATTATTGGTGCTCAAGGGCAAAGACTTCAAATTGGTCTTGCTTTAGCTAATAACGATGCTAACTCTAAAGATACAATTGGTTTAGTTGCTGAAAATATCAACAACAATCAAGAAGGATTTATAATGACTTCGGGTATTTTAGATGAAATCAATACTACGGGTTCATTACAAGGTGAAACATGGCTTGATGGTGATACACTTTATTTAAGTGGAACTACTGCGGGTAAAATAACCAACATTAAACCACAAGCACCAACTCATACAATTATCTTAGGATTTGTTGCTTATGCTCATGCTAATCATGGAAAGATTTACGTTAAAGTAGATAATGGCTATGAGTTAGATGAATTACACAACGTAAAGATTACCTCGGTTGCTAATAAGAATATCTTAGTTTACGAAACTGCAACTTCCTTATGGAAAAATAGAAACATCTTTGGTACACAAGGTTATGTTCCTTATTACGATGACACCTTGTTAATGAAGAATAGCCCAATCTTTACCGATGGCACACAAGTGATTATTGGTGATGATGAGGAGTTCTCGGTAGGCAATAAGTTATCGGTTGTAGGAAACATAGCGGTACATAAAGATTATGGTTATCATAGTGGTTTATATCAAATCTTATTTAGACAAGATGCCACAGGAGAGTTTCGTATAGGAACTAATGCAGCAAACGATTACACAACTTTTTATGCTAATGGTACTGAACGTGTAAGAATATCTCCTTCGGGATTTTTAGGAGTGGGTGTAAGTAATCCTACCTCAATTCTACACGTTAAGGGTACTACGGCTTACACAAATGCGATTATAGACAATAACTCTGCTTCGGGAGGGGGATACTACTCTGCGTATCAGAACGGGGCTGAGAAGGCAATCTTTGGAGTCTCAGGTGCATGGCTATTAAACAACACAAGTGATGCAGCTTTAATTGCCAAAGGTGTTGGTCAAGGAATACAATTTTACACCAATGGAAGTACCTCCGAGAAGATGGGAATCAACTCGGATGGTAATGTTTTTATAGGACAAACACCTACTTATGTTGCGGGTGCTACTCAATTAGTTGTTCGTGGTAAAACGGGTGCAGGATTCGTAGGAGTTAACCATTATGATATGTCTATTAAAGGGTTCATGAATACCTTTAATTATGTTTTTCAAGTGGGTACATCTACGTTCCATTCAATGGCTTTCTTAGTTGAGGATATTGAAAGAGGTAGAGTGAATAGTAGTGGTCGATTGTTATGGGGAACTACAACGGATAACACAACCGATTTAGTACAAATCAATGGTTCATTAATTGCTACCTCAATAAAGAAAAGTGGAGGTACAAGTAGTCAATACTTGATGGCTGATGGTAGTGTTTCGAGTGGTAATTCGGGTACCGTTACAAGTGTAGCATTATCCGCACCGACAGGATTTAGTGTTAGTGGTTCTCCCGTAACATCGAGTGGAACATTAGCATTATCATTTGCAAGTGGTTACTCATTACCATCGGATGCAACACAAGCCACATGGACTGCCAAGCAAAACGCATTAAATGGAACGGGTTTTGTTAAGATAGTTGGAACTACCATTAGTTACGATAATAGCACCTATTATTTAGCAAGTAATCCAAGTGCTTACATTTCGGGTATTACATCTTTAATGGTTACTAATGCGTTAGGATATACTCCTTATAACGCAACTAATCCATCGGGTTATATTAGTGGTAATCAAACTATCACATTAAGTGGTGATGTGAGTGGTAGTGGAGCAACCGCAATTACAACTACTTTAGCAACCATCACACAAGGTGCTACGGGTTCATTTGTTAAAATCACATTAGACACCAAAGGTCGTGTTACGGGCAATGTTGCGGTAGGTTCAAGTGATATTACAAGTGCTTTAGGATACACACCTTATAATTCTACAAATCCAAGCGGATATATTAGTGGTATTACAAGTTTAATGGTTACTAACGCATTGGGTTACACACCATATAATTCAAGTAATCCTGCGGGTTATACAACAAATGTTGGTACGGTTACATCCGTAGCAATGAGTGTACCAACGGGATTATCCATTAGTGGTTCACCAATTACAACAAGTGGTACATTAGCATTGTCATTGAGTGCGGGTTATTCTATTCCTACAACCTCATCACAAGGGACATGGGATACCGCCTATAATCGTTCATTAACATCTATTGGTGTTAGTGGAACAACAACAAAGACATTAACATTAACCAAGCAAGATGGCACAACATTAACCGCCTCATGGAGTGATATTAACACCGATGCGGTAACGAGTGTATTTGGTAGAACGGGGGCAATCGTTGCTACGAGTGGTGATTATACAACCGCACAAGTTACCGAAAGTGGTAATTTATATTACTTAGATAGTAGAGCAAGAGCAAGCATTAGTGGAGGCACGGGAATTAGTTACAATTCAACAAGTGGTGTAATTACTAATACAATCACTCAATACACCGATGCCTTGGCAAGAGCATCCCTATCCTTTGTTGCGGGTAGTGGTGCATACAATAGCACTACGGGGGTAATCACAATCCCAACCAATAACAATCAAATCACCAATGGTGCGGGTTATATCACGGGCATTACCTCATTAATGGTAACTAATGCTTTAGGATACACACCCGTAACGAATGCAAGACAATTAACCATCAATGGCACAACTTATGATTTAAGTGCGGATAGGTCATGGACAATTAGTGGAACGATTGGTGGATTGACAAGTGGGTTCATTCCAAAGGCAACAAGTGCCTCTACATTGGGGAATAGTTTGATTTATGATAATGGTACTAACGTAGGAATTGGAACGACTACTCCTAACCAAAACTTAGAAGTAAAAGGAAGTTCCTCAGGTGTTCTAAGATTATCATCCACTTCTTATTCGTATAATATTTTTACTAATAATTCTGATGGAGGTTTTTATATAAGAGATGTAAATAATACTGCAAATAGGTTTATTGTATCCTCAACAGGCAACCTCGGCTTAGGGGTAACACCGAGTGCGTGGCATAGTAATTTTAAGGCTTTGCAAATTGGGGTTTACGCAGGTTTATCGGATAACTCTGGAGGTGGTGGTGGATATGCTTTATTTGGTAACTCCTATGAATATTCGGTAGGTGCATATAAATACCTACAAAATTATTATGCAACCTTGTATAGAACTTATGCAGGTCAACACCAATGGTTCAACGCAGCAAGTGGAACAGCAGGCACTGCTATTACTTGGACTCAAGCAATGACATTGACAAATGGAGGAAACTTACTTGTTGGCACCACTACCGATGCAGGTTACAAACTTGATGTGAATGGTACGGGGAGGTTTAGTGGGCAGTTAACTGCATCAACAACAGTAGGTGGTACTTCCGCTATATTCCAAAATACAGGGGCTCAAAATGCTAATGGAATAGAGTTAAGGGGCGGTACGGGTGGAACAGCAGTCAATTGGAAAATAGAAAAAGATAATACAGTTGGTAATGCTTTTCAACTTACGCCATCAACTACCAATGGTGGTACTACATATACTACTCCAGTTTTAACTATTGCCTCCACAGGAGCAGCCACGTTTAGTGGAGATTTATCTGTTATTAAGAGTGGGAATGCATTATTAAGAATACAAGCATCAACAAACACAACACCAATAGCAGATATTGAATTAATGAGAGGAACAGGAACAACTTGGGGTGCAGATGCTTATGGAGATTATAGATTCAGAAATAGTGGTGGAGATTTATTAATACAGTATGGAGATACAGGTGCAACGAGTACTAGACTTACATTAGCCTCCACAGGTGCAGCCACGTTTTCAAGTAGTGTTACGGCAGGTGGTAGATATATAGTATCTGTTTCATCAAGTGCGGGAATTTCTGATATAAGTTATGGTTCTTATAGCGGTGGGGCTTTTATTAATACCCCATCAGCAACTATTGGTTATTTAGCAGCAGCAGGTACTCAAGCATTAGCTTGGGACTCATCAAATGTCATATTTTATACCAATACTGGTAACGAACGAATGCGTATCGTTCAAAGTGGCAACGTAGGTATCGGGACTACTTCCCCTGGGGCAACACTTGATGTAGCAGGTGCATTAAGTAATGGTAGAAGTATTATTCGGGTTACCAATACTGATACATCTAATTACGTTACGGTAGGTGCAGGTATCCCTGGGGTAACTAATTCGGGAATGAACTTTGCGTTAGATGGCACATCACGGATGGTAATTTCTTCGGCAGGAAACGTTGGAATTGGAACGACAAGTCCATTAGCTTTATTAAATGTAGTAGCATCGGGCACAAAATCAACGATTGCAATTGGAAATACGGCAGCGTCAACATATTCACAAGTATTGATGTACGGTGGTTCGGGTAAATACAATTGGTCATTAGGTGCTCAATATAACGTAAATAATGGATTTGAAATTACACCATCTACGGCAGTTGATGGAACTACATTTACAACTCCTGTTTTTCAAATAACCAATACAGGGGCAGCCACATTTACGGGAGATGTAAACATTTATAAAAGTGGTTCTGATAGAGTATTATATATGTCTAAATCAGATGGGACTACTACTATTCAATTAAATACAAATGGAGTATCATATATTACCGCAGGCAACGTAGGAATCGGGACTACGAGTCCTGCTTATAAATTAGAAATTTATGATGCGGCAGGTGCAAGTATGGTTGTGGGTGCAGCTACGGGTAAAGGGTATTTTTATGCAGATGATGCAGGTGCCACAGTTGGAACATTATCTGCAATACCATTAAGGTTTGCTACATCTGCCACAGAACGTATGCGTATCACATCGGGTGGCAACGTAGGTATCGGAACTACGAGTCCGCAAGCAGTAAGAAATACATATTTAGATATTTCAAATACAAGCGGAACTAATGGAGTTGGATTAGCATTATCTCCCTCAAATACAGGATTAGCAACAATTAGGTTTGGTAATTCAGCAGCAGTTGGATATGATTTTAATTTTAATGACACAACAATAGGAAGTGGTTCATTTGGAATTTATTCTAATTCTGGAACAAGTTATAGATTATCTATCACATCGGGTGGCAACGTCCTCATCGGCACAACAACCGATAGTGGGTATAAGTTGGATGTGAATGGTACGGGTATATTTAGGTCATCTGGAACATCTACATTAAGATTAAAAGGTAATAGTACGACAGGAATTGATTTTCAAAATGATTCGGGAGGTGGATATATTTGGAATAGAGATAATACTCCTATCTATTTTGCAACTAATAATACTCAAAGATTAGTTATATCAGAAACAGGTGCGGCTACCTTTAGTTCCTCGGTAACGGCAACATCATTCATTAAAACTGGTGGTACATCAAGCCAATATTTAATGGCGGATGGTAGTGTTACAACAAGTAGTGGTGGTGTTGGTGGTAGTGGTACAACAAATTACATTTCTAAATGGAATGGTACGACATCATTAGCCAACTCACAAATATTTGACAATGGTACACAAGTTACGGTAGGTAGCAATGTGGCAATGTACAAGTTTGCGGTTAATCCCGTTTCTAACTCATATTTCGGTATCGGTTTTACGGGAACAAATCAAATATTTGTTAATGCGGTGGATAGTGGTTTTACCGCAGTTCCAATTGTCAATAATGCTTTATCACATACATGGTTAATTGGTTTTGGTGATGCAATGCTCCTAAACAATTCGGGTAATTTATTACTTGGAACTACCACGGGAATTAGTGGTGGTGGTAAATTACAAGTTAATGGAGATGTTAATATCAATGGTAATTTTAAAATTAATGGTACGGTAATCGGTGGAGGCGGTGGTAGTGGTATCACGGGTAGTGGTACAACGAACATGATTGCTAAGTGGACAGGTGGCACGGCATTAGGAGATTCCGCATTGTACGATAATGGTGCTTATTCAATGGGTATTGGTACAACAAGTATTGCTTTCCCAACCGATAGGAAAGGTTTAGTGATTAGACCAAATGGTGCAAATAGTGGTGAGATTCTTTTGCAAAATAGTGGTAATACAAATGGTTCTACCGATGGTTTTGCAATAGCAAATATTAATGGTGATGGTGTTGCCTTGTATAATCGTATTAATGCACATATTAGATTTGGAACTAACAATACGGAAAGATTAAGAATAACCGAGGATGGAAACTTAGGATTCGGAACAACAAGTCAATTTGGTGGTGGTGTTAAGGTAATTGGAATTGCAAATTCTACAACTATACCTAATACAACTCCAAGTGGTGGTGGTGTGTTATTTGTTCAAAGTGGTGCATTATGGTATATGGGTTCAAGCGGAACTTATACAAAGATTGCAAATGCGTAATGGTTGCTTTTTATAATTTTATTATATTATATTTGTTACATTAATAACTTAAAACAAAAAATAAAATGAAAGATGTAAAAAAGAGTTACAAAGATTTGTACATGGTTGTGGCTTACACCGCAGCAAACATTATGAACGAGTCTACTAAAGGACAAAAGAAACTTGCTTTAATCCGCAAAAAGTTTCAACCTTATTTAGATGAGTACAACGAGAAACGTGATGAGTTACGTTTAGACCACGCAAGTGTGGATGATAAGGGTAACTTGATTATGGATGAGAAAGGAGAATACAAGTTCTCTAAAGAGGGATTAAAGAAGTTATCTCAAGCGGTAAAAGAGTTAAGCGACCAAGAGTTTGACTACACACCAATTTTGATTATTAATCCTGAGGAATTAGAATTATACACATTCTTGGATGGATGGGTAAGTGGAGTTAAATTTGAAAAAGAAGAAGAAATACAATTATAAAATTATGTCAGAAATCGTTCCAGTATCAGCAGTAACATACCAATGGGTAATTGTTCAATTAGATTGTAAGCCAAGTGTTGATGGTTTGCAAGATTATGTAGTTGTATGCCATTACCGATATAATGGTGTGTATCAGGATATTTTTAAGGAAGTCTATGGAACTTGTTCTTTTGAGATTGACCCTGAGAAACCTAATTATATTCCTTATGCTGATTTGACCGAATCTGATATTATTGGTTGGTTAGAGGCATCATTAGATGTAAATGCAATGCAAATAAGTATTGACAATCAAATTAATGATGCCCTTAACCCTCCTATAATTGTTCTTCCACTCCCTTGGGCAAATACTGAAGCATAATGGATTTTTTTGACAAAGATTTTATACTCCCTGGTTTATTCTCCGCCATAACTGGTCTATTTGGTTGGCTTATTGGTAGAAAGAAAGAGAATGTAGAAATACAAGGTAGTGAGATAACTAATGTTCAAGAAGCAATTAAAATTTGGAGAGAGATGGCTACGGATATGAAAGCTGAGGTTGCTGACTTAAAGGAAAAGGTTGAAACATTAACAACTGAGATTCATACATTAAGAGCCGAAAATGTGGAGTTACGCACCAAATTAGGTCTAACAAATGAAGATAACGAAAATAAGCACTAAAGGATTAGACATAATCAAGAAGTACGAAGGATTTAGTTCTAAGCCTTATTTATGCCCAGCGAAAGTACCAACTATTGGTTACGGGTCTACATATTACGAAGATGGGAGCAAGGTTAAATTAACCGACTCCCCGATAACACAAGAAAGAGCCACCGACTTATTGGAGGCTCTTTTAGTTTCTTTTGAACGTGCAGTAGATTCCTATTGCATTGATACTATCAACCAATCACAATTTGATGCCATTTGTTCTTTTGCTTATAACTGTGGGGTAGGAAATCTAAAGTCTTCTACCTTATTAAAGAAAGTCAATGTTAATCCCGACAACCCAACTATTAAAGATGAGTTTCTTAAATGGACAAAGGGTGGAGGCAAGACATTACCTGGACTTATAAGAAGAAGAACCGAGGAGGCACAACTCTACTTCTCATGAACAAGATTATTCTACTTATTTTTGCGTTGTTTATCTACTCATCATGTAAATCTACTAAGTCCACAAGTATTGTTGAGAAACTTAGGATAGATACTATAAGAGACACAAGAACCATTGAAAAATTTAGTGCCGTACATGATACTCTAATCATAGACAATCCATGCGATTCTAATGGCATCTTAGGCACTTTCTACTCTAAAATAAGAGTACCACAAGGACAAGTAATTATAAGGTCTTACAAGGGCAATATTAAAGCCACAATTGATTTAGATTCAATCTCACAAGTATATGATTCCAAGTACCGTAGTAAGTACAAACAAGAAGTTAAATTCTTTGAGAAAATAGTAACAAGAAATGTTGTACCAACGTGGGCAATAGTGACTATATTCTTAGAGTCTCTAATCATAGTCGGATATTTCTACTTCCGATTTATAAACCCATTTAAGTAATGAGCAAAGACCACAAGATAGAAGCCGTAAAGAAGCATTTTTATGGCTCTAAATTAGGAAAGAAAGACTTTTGTGAAAAGTTTCATAATCAATATGGATATGCTAATTGGTCACAATTAAAGAAATTTATGAATATGAATGGTATTTTAATGAGTGAAAGGTCATTAGAATATATTGAGTCAGCAGTTAAGATAGAGGAAACTATTAATTATGACTTAGACTTAATTGACAATTTTGGTATAGCAGATTCACTAAGTAGTGATTATGTCTCACAAGTCTTACCCGAAGAAATTAAAAAGGTAGGTGTCTTATCTGACATTCACTTCCCTTATCATTCCTTAGAAGCCTTAACGATTGCAATTAAGCATTTAAGACAAGAGAATATTGACTGCTTGTATCTTAATGGTGATATTATGGACTTCTATTCTATCTCAAGACACGAAAAGGATAAAGACCTTCGTGACTTTAAAAGAGAGGTGGATATGAGTAGAGACTTCTTAAAAAAGCTAAGAGATTTATTCCCTTATATTCCTATCTATTACAAGCTGGGTAACCACGAGCAAAGATGGGCAAGGTCATTACAAACTCAAGCAGAAGAATTTGCTCAGATACATGACTTACAATTTGATATATTCTTCCACTTAGATAAACTACAATTTAGGTTAGTTCATGATTGGCAAGGGATGGAAATGGGAGACCTACTTGTTATACATGGCCATGAGCCCTTTGGCTCAGGTGGTGCTAATCCTTCGCAGAACTTAATGAACAAAACTCTTTGCAATACTTTGATGGGACACGTTCATCGTACATCTACAATGCAAAAGAAAAATGGCTTTAAAGATTTTATCAACACTTATAGCACTGGGTGCTTAACAGTTCTTTCTCCAAAGTATATGCCATTCTCAATGCACAATCATGGGTTTGCAATAGTGGAGATACAGGATGGTAAATCTAAGGTCAAGAACCTCATGATTAAGGATGGCAAAATAAGTTTTTAGTAACTCATTTATTTTTATACCTTTACCATTGCGTTTTTCATTGATTTGTTTTGTGGTTAGGTTAGGCAAGGGTGGCAATATTGTCACCTTTTGCTTTTAAACAAAAATCCCCAATACTAAGAGTAAAGGGGATTCACAACTTTTGGAAAATCAAATCAAAAGCCTGATGGTTTGTTAGTTATAGGGTCAAGTTCTCTAATCTTACTTGTTGCTACATCTATGTACATATCTGCGGTTCGTGTATCACCATCACGATTCTTTAAGAATATGTACTCAACCTTATTTGTAAATTCAAAATCTATATTACCTTCTTCTTTTGCTTTTTCATAAGCATAATAATCTTCACGATATAAACCAATAACTACCGAAGCATCCTGCTCTATTTGACCACTTGAACGTAGGTCACTTAGCTTAGGTCTATGCGAGTTTCTACCTTCGGATTGTCTATTCAATTGAGCAGCACACAAGAATGGTATATTTAACTTTTTTGTTAATTGTTGAATTTTCTTGGACACACTTCCTACTACTTCAATCTCGTTATTAGACTTAATAGAATTGTCGGTTAGGAGTTGTAAATAGTCGATTACGACCATATCTATTTTCTTTTCTCTTGAAATCTTTTGGATAAGGTTTGTTAAATAATTGACATCTCTATTAGCCCCATCATACCAAGTTATAGGTAACTTCTCAAGGTTAGTTACTGCATCTTTTTGTATAGTAGAAAATGTCTCTACATTAATCCTTCCTGTCTTGATTTTAGAATATGGTGTTGACTCATCTAATTGTCCACTAATCATTCGATAAATCAATGATACCACAGGCATCTCTAAAGAAAGAAATAATACTTTCTTATTCATTTGTGCTGCCCAACGAGTATGCTCTAACAATGCAATTGTCTTTCCTTGGCCAGGTCTTGCAGCAAATAGAATAACATTACCTTTTAACCAACCTCCTGTAATCTCATCTAACTTAGGATACCCAGTTGGCACACCACTTAATGACCCATTAGTCATCACATCACCAATAGTAGTTACTGCTGACATTAATGCGGACTTCATGTCCAATATCTCATTATTGTCTTCCTTAATTAACTCTTGGTTGTTTATCTTATTTATCTTATCGACCATCTCAAAGTAATCAGTCCCATTCATTAAATCATTATTGATTTCTTTGGACAAATTAAGTAAATCTCTTTTACCTTTTAATGAAGCAAGGTACATCACAAGTTCATGGGCATTTATTGGGTTCTTACTTGTAGTCGCTGACATCACTACTGCCCAATCATTATTATTATTCGTTTTAAGCCTCAATATTACATCCGCTAAGGTGAACATACCTTTCTCGGAATATAATTCAATACAAGTCAAATAAACACTCTTGGTGGCATTAAAATGAAAAACATCGGTAGTAATTATCTTTTGTATCTCTTTTGTGTAAGAGGGATAGTTACAAAGTAATGCGATAACTTCTTTTTCCGCATCCAAGTCAGCGAATGCGATTGATTGATTTGATTTCATGATTTTCCTTTGTTGTTGTTAGAATCTAAATGGATTCACTTTTACTTCTATCTTTCTTGGTAGATACTCCTCATCCTCCCAAGTGCGTTGATTTAAGTAGGTTGTTGGGTGCTTTCTAAACTTTATATCAGGAGTAGCTTTTAAATAGTGTGGCAAGGTAGTAAATATTTGTTCTACTTCTTTGTCAGTCAACTTTAAAAACTTTGTTTTAGCATCCTTAGTACCTGTTTTCTTGTTGTACATATCCCAAAACTTATCAAACTCTTTTTCTCGTAGGTTAACTTTTTCAAGTAACTCTTGAGCATTTACCTTTGGGATACTATACACCACTTCTTGTTTAGGATAAATTAATTTTAATCCTTGTGTGCGTTCCAGCTTTGTATCATTAAGTGATTCCATTAAAGCTAAATCTTTGATTTCGTATTGCATCTTGGATAACAATTCATTAAGTAAATCACCAAGACCTATTTTGTTATTTTCCATAAGTTATTATTGTTCTAATTGAGGTCTACCATATAAATGGAATGTATAATCAGGCATCATATCATCTAATTCAATTGGTATTCCACAAAATGATGTAACATTTTTTAATTTTATGTTTGTATATTTTTGACAATCTTCAATTAAAAATTTAAATGTGAAGTTGCTCATTCTATACTTAAATCCATCTCTATTATAAAGTGCAGGAGACCTAACATAAGCCCTTTGCATTAATTCAAATAATTTATTCCCTTCCATAATTAATTGATTAAATCTTTTATTTTACATAAAACACCCAAACTTGTGTAATCATCTCCACCTTTCACATCTTTTTTAGCTTTACCTTCTAATACTAATTGGTTTAGCTTTTTCTTTAGTTTACTTGTTGAGATAATTATAGCTTCATCCTCTGCTACCTTGTACACATAAAAATCACTTTGACTTGTTGCTATACCACTTAGCTTACCTCTTGAATAATATTCGATATAAACATTACCTGTGTCCTTAGATTTTCTATCTGACTTAACTTCTATTTTCTTATTAGTTACTAATTCATGAAACCATGTCTCACCATCTAATTGACCAAACTCTAAATCATATTTAAAATCGTTATTAAATGCCATAGTTTTCTTGGAAGTATAATGTAGCATCATCAAATAACTCATCCATTATTCCACCTTCATCAAGCACCCCTTGTGCGTAGGCACTAATAATTTGATTCTTTTCGGTTAATAAACAAAAACGCAATAATTCAATAACTCTTTGTTTATCAATATGCCAAAATTGGTCATTAACGGAATTGTTAATATCTGCATTTCTATGTAGTTCATTATAAAAATACTCTATTGCGGTATTTCTTTTATTTTCCATAAGTTTCGTTATAGTATTGTTTTGCGTATGCCGATATCGAATCAGTTGATTCTTCTCCAAATAAACCTTGACTATAAGCATTAATTATCTGCTCTTTCTCCATTGCTTTGGCTTGCTCCCATAATTTTATTCTTCTTTGATGGTATTCATTGAATGTAATTTCTCTATTATTCTGAATTTCATCATTAAATTTTGAGAATTCATCCTCAAGCCATTGTACTGCCGTTTGTTTATTTTCCATTGTCTTCTTGTTTAAGCACCCAATCTTTATACTTCTTTATCTTTAAGAAAGATGCGTGTTGTTCTCGATTCTTTGACTCTTTAAGTCTATCAATCCAAATCCTTAATGTGTTGTGAGTATTATGAATAATGATACCATCAAATGATTTTAGGTCAGTAATCGGTTGAATGCTATTCAAATACTTCTCAGCCCATTCAATTGCCATCTGATTGTATTCTTCTTGCTTTAGAGACATATTTATAAAGTTTTAAGTAACCAAGGTTTGTGTATCTAATTGTAAGTCTTTTCTTGCAACCAAAGCAATCAAAATTCAAAGCATAAACTTTACCACTATGCCAAAATAGTATATCCAATGTTTCGTAGTCATGCTTATGGGTGCAATAAGGACAATGGGTATTGTCTTCTCTAATCCAAGGTAAACCCATTACTGTTCGTTTTTAGGTAAGATTCTAATGCCTGATTTAGTGTATCTGCCAGCAGGTAAGTTGTTAATGTACAAATCACATGAGGTTTCTATTCCAAACTCTTGATGTGGTTCATATACCGATGTGGTCATGATACTCATCTTCTTCGTTTTTAAAAGATAGTTGATACTTATTATCAAGAACATTATAAATGTTAATATTAGGTATATCCTTAAAATCTTCATAATCAGCTATTAGTTGTTTGATGAGTGCGATATTTACGTCTCTCTTTAGTAGTCGAAGCACTTGTATTTTGGCCATAGAGTTTTGCGTATGCTTGGTTTAGTTGGTTTAATAAATTTTGTCCAAACTCGGAGTAAGTTACTCCTAATTGATTTGTTTTAAATTGATGCGTTTTCATTTTAAAAAAGATAAGAGTTTAAAAAATATTGATTAACATCTTCGGTTGGATTAGACCCATAAAACTTATTATAGTTCTCCAATGCTTTACCAACCTTAGTCCATCCTGATTCACGAAACTCATCTGACACTTGGAAGTATCCTAAACGATTAGTTCCTTTCTCAATTACAATAAATGACATTTTCTTCTTGGTCAAATACTCATAAATTGCCACTTGTGAATCGTAATTATACTTCTTAGCTGAATATTTAAAGTCATCTAATGAAGTAGTGGTCTTTAGGTCATAAATATTATCACCATTAATGATGTCACATTTACCTTTCCACATTAACCCTTGGATGTCACCCAAGATAGGTACTTCGTACTTCACACCATTATCCCACACTAACTTAGACAACTCCTTATTGCCTCTTAAAGCATTAACCATCTCATCTACTTCCTCAGCTTCTTTCTTTAGTAATAAGAAGTTACTATTGTATTCTTTGCAAGCATCCTTGTAGATATTGGTCGTTCTTGTGGAGGCATCAACTAAGATAAAGTCCTTTAACTTTAATGGTTCTAAACAAGCACTATGGAAGTAAGAACCTTGTAGCATGGCCAATGATGGCTCAGACTTCTTACCAAACATTCTTGGGTTGTGAATCAATGTGCCAATGTCACTATTAGACAAAAATTTGTGACCAAACTCACCATAATAATTATTGTCATCTTTAAGTAATTCAATGATTTGTGCGTTATCCATTATTGCTTTAGTTTAACTTGATATTTGTTTTGAAAATATTCTTTGTAGTTCCCTTGTGGTGAGTATTCTAAGAAGTCACCTGGAGTGATGTCATTCATCATAAACTCTAACAATGTGAATATGACATCCCAATGTGCATTTGATAGCACATTTATTTGTTCTTCTAAAATGTCTCTATCCTTCATTGTACCATTGTTTAGCTATGAGTTCTAATTCCTCTTGTATTTGTGGGTCGTTAATTCTCTTATAAGCATGAGATTGAACGATAGCCGATGAATATTCTCGACCTCTAAATGGTAGCTTTCCTTTTTTATTAAGAGATTTAGCAACCTCTTGATAAAGTTCCAAGTAACCCCTATCTCGGGGTATTGGATACATCTCTTTAACTTTTGTCATGTAATCTAAATGCTAAAATGTTATTTATTGGAATCATTTGGGTAGTAACTAACTTAGATGCTATACTATAAGTCCCATCTCCTTTAAAGTGCATTGTGTTAATGCTTGTATTATAGAATGGCTCAGGGTGTGCAACTATTACACTTAAATGAGAATCAGATATATCTAATATCTCGGTAATAATAGTTTCTTCCCATGAACCAAGTCTATAAATAATTCGTGCTTGCTTTCCGATGCTATTGACTATTGTCTTAACTAACGGGTTTAGGTTCTTTTCCATGTCTAAAATGGCAACGGATTACTGTCTTCTTCAATTACATCTAAACCAATTGATTGGTTATTAGGCATTGCAAACTTAGCCTTGTACTCAGGAGTCTCACTAATCTTATTAGCTAACCACTCAGGTAAACCCATAAACACTTCTTGATTCCAAGCTGAATAAGCTAATACTCTTGATTCATTAACTTGCTCAGGACATACGAGACCTTTAGGCATTGGTGAGATAGATGCAATGTTAGCATAAGTCTTAGTACCATCTGCGGAGGCTTTATGGATTACATTGACCATTGCAGGAACACCTACTAATTTAGTAATGTCAAAGTTTGCTGCTTCTGCATCTGTAAAAGGCTTACCTCTCCATGAAGATAAATGGGCTCTAAGCGTAGATTTCTCGTGGAATGACAAAGTATATTCCTTAGAAATAACAAATGGTTTCTCAGGCTCTCCTTCACGGAATACTGAGGTCTCTAATGGAAGTTCAAAGTCAATGATAACTTTGTGTGCTTTCTTAGTCTCTCCTTGGTAGACTTGTTCAACTGTTCCTACTTCAATCATTCCGTAGCAACGTGCAACGTGTGAGCCAGCAGGAGTTACTTGTTTTGGGGCACTTGACCCGCTTGATTTTGGGATAATAGACATAATTCTAATTGTTTAAATTGTATTGTGTGAGTAATTGTTTAAATTCTTTTTCGGTAATCTTTAGGTACTTCTTCTTAATAAAGTATGCCTCGATTCTATCATTTTCACCTCCTAATAATCGTTTTTCAATGTGATTTAAGGAGTAAACCTCGTAATAAAGGTTGTTGTAGTCTATCTTAACTGCAAAAAGATTGTCCTCTTGCTTGTAGTAGAAAAATTTGATTTTCTTTGCCATTAGGTTAGTACGATTAAGATGTCAAAATGTTCAAAATATAATTCGTGGAATCCTGTCATACTTTTAGAAAATTGATAGGGATAAACAATTTTGTTTATATCAAAGTTTGCCTTACGACACATACAGGTAGTAGGTGTTTCTGACATATTCCAGAAACTAATTGTGTAAAAGTTATCAGGTGATGCCCCGATATACTTTAAATTTTGGGTAAAATTTGCGATTTGTTCTTCCATTTGATTTGTTGTTTTTGTTTTGCGTTGAACAAATGTAAACATTAATTATTATAAAACAATAATAAATTAAAAAAATTTCAATAATTATTAAAAAAAAGTTAAAAAAGGGCTATTAATAGTGCCAAGCCCTTCTTTTCTTGTCTAAATATTCTTCCTTTTTAAATTCAGCTATTTCTTCTTCTTGAGATTTAATGACCTTGGTTAAGTTTTCAATAATTTTATTTTTGATATGCAACTCAGCATTTAGGTCAGCATTTACATCATCTAATTCATTTACTTTAATTTCTAACCTAACAAAATCTTCGGCTAATACATAAATCTGAGTTTTACTCCATTCTTTGTGTAAGCGTTTTAAATACAATGCTCCGTCAAGTAATTCTTGATACGCATGAGTAATCCAATCGCCAGCATTAAGGTCTTCTCTATCAAGCGTTGTATTATACTTCTTTATTCCGACCTCTGACCTATCTAATAAGTCTTGTCTAACTGATTCTACAATGCTATCTTTCATTCTTATAAAGTTTTAGATTAATGTTATAATCAAGTAATAAATTATTGATTTTGTCATTTAACTCCATTTTCTTGTCTTCTTCCATTTCATCCATTTGTAGTCCAACTTTGAAGAAAAAATCCATTACCTGGCTAGCATTGACAAATTGGTCTAATACATTACCCATGTCTATACCTTCGGAGTTCTTAGACTCAAATACATGGTCAATAGACTTCTCTAACTCTCCCTTAAGTTGATTGCTTAATAACTTTACCTTACGGACATTATTGGAGTTTCTGGCCCATCTTTCGTCTATAAAGTCTACCATAAAATTACAAAGCGAGTAATATTGCAGGTAGTCGTGTGATTGCTTTTGTGTCATGACAATTTCTTAAATAACTCGTTGACTAAATAGAATGGGAGTGCAATTGTCAGAAATATAATTGCTATGATAATAGATAAAAGTACCCTCCATTGTGGTACTTCTTTGTCTTCGTTTGCGTTCATTTGTTTTGCGTTAGGTTTAGTTTTTAATTGAGTGCATCAATAGTTTCATTAAAGCTGATAACATCAACAGTAGCACCATCGGTAAACACAATAGTTCCCTCATTATTTGGCCATTGCTCTTGTGAGTTTTGTGATAATTCAGAAATAGTTTCTTGGTCTATCCATTTCTTTAAATGATTCCCACCTTCAGTTCTCAATGTAATTTTTACAAATTGTCCCATAATCGTTTTGTTCAGATACCTGTTCCCGTTTTAAATGTTTAGCAGTCAGGGCTGGATTCGAACCAGCATGAATAGATTAATTTTTGTGGTGTAAGTTTCCATTCTAACCAACAATTAGCGTCTACCTATGTACTTCCCGTAAAAACAGGGTACACTTTCCGCCACCTGACTAAATAATATAATCTACTTGTTTAATCTCAAATTCTACTCTTGGGTTCTCTTTATCCAATCGTTTAAATATTTCAATCTCAGCTACCTTATTATCATTGTCAAATGCTTTTACCTTTTGCATCATGTCCAACAATACCTTAAGTGAGTTATCAATATCTGATTTTCGGTTAGGATAATAGACAGTAACCTCTATCCTTAAATTACCTTCAATGTTTTTGTCTTTGTAAAATACACATTGCTCTAAGAAACTTTCTTCGTAATCCTTTAGTGCCTTGGTCTTATACATGAACTTACCTGCAAAGCGATAGCAGTTAGACTTACTTGGCACTAAGCCGTAGATTACTTCCATCTTATTTCTAATGTTAAAGCAAAAATTAGCCAAGCAAAAGATAATCTTAACCTCCAATATGTGCCCATTCGTTGTCTATAAATACTTATTGAAGGTAAAACCTCTAAATAATCTTTTGTAACTTCTAATCTTAATTTCATAAGTCTGAGCATTTAAGTAGTACAACAATAGTAGCAATAGCAATTATCCAATAAGTGATAGCTACGCAAGTTTGGTTTATTTTATCTTTCAATTCGTTCATGGCTTTTGTTGTTTAAGATTAAAAAAAAGGGATTAAACAATATCTAACCCCTTTCTACTACTCATTTTAACCTATTCACTATGAAAAACTAAACTTTTAATATCTTGAATTTTAAATTTTACAAAATTGAAGTCCAAAAAAAATATCGAAAAAATAATTTTAGACTTTTTAGGAATTAATTCTGACTATTTTTTAGAATTTAATTCAAATTCATCCTTCATATAAACTTCAACAAACATTTTAAAAAGTTTCATCCAATTTTTACCAAATCTTGCACTAACTTTTTCTTTCAATGTTTTTGGGATTCTTACCGAAACTACAACCGTAGGGTCTAACCTTGGTCTTCCAGCTTTTTTCGGATTGATTTCTGTCTTTAAATGTGCCATTATTTCTACTGATTTTGTTTTGACAAATGTAAACTATTATTTTTTAATAATTGCAAACATTTATTATTTATTTTTTCTACAAACATTAGTTTAGAATTGTTCTAAATAATACTGCAAAAAATATTGTAAAAAATATTAGCCCCAAAAATAAACTGACAAGCAATAAAATAATTTTACCGAAAAAACTTAGGGGACTATTGACCCAAAAATTTTGGGGGACTATCAGCTTTTTCCGTGGAACACCTCCAAGGTAGAACTTGAGAGGAATCTTGGATTTATCAACCAAAATGGGGGCTTGGTTTGGGTTCATCCAATTAGTGTACTTTTTCGGGTTACTTTGTTTTTCTTGCATAATCTTTGTATTTAAATTGTTTTTTAGGTACTATATTTTGCGTTTAAAGCACTTTTGTAGGTATGGCAATATGATTGTATCATTAAGCCTAAAATAATGGCTTAAAATCAAAGTATTAAGGTAATTAGTAATAAAGCTATTTAAGGCCATAAATAAAGGCCATATAAAACCCTAATTTTTGCCCTTTCTTTTGCCCTGTATTCAATTGTTTATACAGGTTTAATACATTAAATAGGGCTTAAATAAATAAAGGGCTAAAAAGCCCTAAAATAAATAAAGCCCCAAAAGGGCTAAATTAAAATTTACTATATAAAAAAAGGGCTAAGAAGCCCTAATTTTAAAATTCAAGAAAAACAATTAATATACCTGTATTCGTTTTTGGTAGCGTTAAAAATAGTTAATTCAATCCGCCTACCTTTATTTTTAAATTCAAAAGGTAAATTTTCTAAAAAATGCCTTTTTATATCCTGCAGACTTTTATAGCCAAAATACCTTTGTTTTTCAATTATTTCACTTTTGTACCTTGCAAGTATTATAATTTGTTCGGCTTCATTAATTCGGAAACGCTTCATAGTGTTATTATTTTGGTTAATTCAAAAATTTCAAAATTTATAACATCAGAATAAAGCATAATTTCATTTTTTTTCCATTTTTCGACATCTTCGACAGATGCAGGATAGCAATCTTTATCAACTAAAAAATTAGCGTAAAAAATACCTGTATTCTCATGGTCAATATCTTCAGCGTCCAATTCATAACCTAAAATCCTGCTTGCATACCTTTCTAGTGCCTGAATTGGCGAAACTGCTAAAATTAGGGCTTCATTTTTATAAAAATTAATATTTTTTCCTTCGCCATTTTCGTAACTATCCTCGAAAATATCATGCGAAGATTGAATAAAGTATTTTTGTAAATTTTCCATTTTTATAAAATTTTAGGTTAAAATTATTTTTCAAACATTACGGGCATAATTAAGCCAATTCCTTCGCTTTCTTTAAATTTTATTTTAATGGCTTTATTTTTACCAAAAAAAGAAAATTGTAAAACGTCCTTCCCATTGGCACAATAAAGATTGTACAAAAGTTCAGGATTAATTGATAGCGTGCCTAATTCCTCTTTGTATTCGTCTTTTGGTATTACGTTATTAAAATCAGGAAATTTACCCACTTTTGTATAAAATTCGTTTCCGTCTAAAAATGGCAAAAATCCAATAGTATTAAATTTTTTGTCCTTGCATTCAATTAAATTCCCGTTTAATTTAAAATAAAGGGCTTTATCAATTTTGCTATTTTTCCAATCATTAGCCAAAAAATAGGCTTCTTTTGGTAATTCGTCTAAAATTTCGCTATTCATTATTTCCAATTGAGGAATTTTGAGTAATACGTTACAATCAGTAACGTTAAAAAATCCGTCCTCTAATTGGATATAATTTAACTGAGGACGCAAAGAGTCTTTTGATGCAATTAAGTTTAATGCTTTCATTTTGTTTTGTGTTTTGTAGGTTAAAAAATTAGTTAAGATTAAGAATTTATTTGGTTAAATTATAAAATTGGTTTAATGTATCACTTGAATGTCTAATTGATATTTTTTCGCTTATATAGCCTGAGTCATGCAAATTTGCAATATAGGTTAAACCGTTTTTTTCTACTTGAATTTCTTTAAACCTGTTTTTTGAAAAACTATAATTTTTGTCAGGAAATAGCCTATTAATTTCGTCCTCTTTTTGCTTTATAGTTTCGCATTTTGTTTCGCTTAATTTTTGTAAATACTCAAATTTATTAATTTGATATTCGAGTAAATTAACAATTTTGTTTTTTGTCAATTTAAAAACATTGTTTGGCTCAGGGTTATTTTTTAAATATTGGCTTCTGTCATCATAATTGATAAAAGGCAAATTATATTCAAGCCAAAACCCAAAACCGTTTTTAGGGTGAAAAATTACGTTAAAGGTTTTTCCTTTATAATTTAGTTTTAATAAAAAATGCTCAAAATAAAATCCATTTTTATTTTCTGTATATTTTACTAAAAGTTCGCAATTATAAAATTCTTGTAATTCTGTTCTAATTTTTGACTTTTCTATAAAGTCTCTTTTTTGAAATTGGTTGTAATAATCTAAAAATTTGCCTGCACTGTCATACTGATTTTCCATTGTGTGAATTATTTAAAGGGTTAAAAATTAAAGATTTTTTAAAAATGGTGCTATGTGAAAAAATAAAAGGTAGATAAATAAGCCTATTGCAAGGGCTTGCAAAATTTCGGTTTGTTTTGTGTTTTTCATAATGTGGATTTTTAAGGGTTAAAAATTAGATAACTGAAATAATTATTTTATCATGAATTCCAAAAAATGAATTTTGAATTAATTGTATAGCTTCATAAAATGTTTTGCTAGTTAATTGATATTCATTTTGGTCTTGAATTCCGTCAGGATATACAGTAATAACTATTTTACCATTTTCGCCAATTTGATTTGAGGGGTTACAAGTTAAATTTTCCATTTTTTTTGTTTTGTTTAAGTGAATGAATAAACAAACATAATAAACGTAAACAATAATGCAATACATTAAACGTAATTTATATTCATTCTAAATAAGGAAACAAAGGTAAAATACATGTAAAATAGGGCTTAATAACGTTTAAACCCATTTTATAGGGCTTATTTAGATTCATTCTAAATTTCATTAGATTAATAAATAATTTATTTTTTAGCGTTTAAATACCTGATTAATAGGGTTTTATAACTTTTTTAAAAAATAATTTCGAAAATGTTTTTTTTATAAAAATCAAAACGTTATTTTTTTCTTGAATAAGAAGCGTAGCTATGATTATACCCTTATTATACTATTATAATATAACGTAGTTATTAATACATTCTTAAGAATGGTATATTAATAGAGTTAATAAGAATTAAATATATCCTTTGGTAATTCTTTCTTTGGTTACTTTCTTTCTTATTCACCTTTGTTCATGTAAACGTTTATTTATCTTATTTGACAATTCAAGGTAATACCACATTAAAAGAAAGGTGATTAATACCATATACTTAAAAGAAAAGAAAAAGAAAGAACGTAGGTTCCGCTTTTTTGCCACCATATCTTCGATATAAGACACGTTCATATGGTAGGTAGTATGTTTCCCTATTTGAACCTATTATCCTCGCTTAAAATCAAAGTATTGCATTAGTGCTACCTTTGTGTCTTTCTTTCTTTGTTCTTATTGGATATCAATAATGAAGCTATTTAGAATCAATCTAATTAAGCTATTCAATTAAGGTATAAAACCCTGTTTAAAACAAGGAAACAGATAAAATACCCTTTTGGCTACCCCCAGCCTACCATCTATTTAACATAATGTTTTGCCATTTGACTACGTTTCTTATTCAAATTGTACCCACTTGGATGCTATTTTGGCTACGTTTTGTATTCATGGATACGTTTTGTATCCAAAAAGTCGTGGAGCAAAAGGGGTGGGGGTGTTTTGGGTGTGGGGAAGGAATAAATAAAATCGCAAACTTTTTTGACTAATTCTTGTGTACATCTATCGAAAACCAACAATCAAAAACAACAAAAGATATGGTTATTTACAAAGTTTGACTAAGTTTGCGGAGTAAACATCTATTTAGACCTAATCTAAATAAGGGTGTTTCGGGCGGAACACTTTGGGTAAAAGGTTGAGGTTCAATAAGTTAAGGTTGTTTAGATTAATTCTAAATAAGAAAACATATAGATATATTATTATATTATACTTAGTATTATACATAGTGTCACCATAGCTGAAAAATAAGATGGCCCAATTTGAAAAACGATTTGATTTTAAAAACCACATTAAAAAAATTTAGAATTTTTTCCAAACCATTAAACAACTACAATTATGGAAAAACGTAAAGTACACCCTAACACCTTAAAGAACTTAAAGAAGTTTGAGAAGGGTGTAAGTGGTAATCCCAATGGGAGACCCAAGGGAATGATTAAAAAGGTGATTGATGAGGTAGGTGATGCGTTTAATGTTAAGTTAACTAAGAGTGATGTTGTCACAGTTGCAGCTTCAATTAACTCAATGAGTGTTGCTGAGATTAAAAGGATTGCGATGGATATTCAGACTCCTGGTTTTATTGCCGTAATAGCCAATGCCATCTTAGGTGACATTAAAAATGGTGAGATGAAGAATACCCAATTCTTGTTGGAGTTTCAACATGGCAAAGCCAATCAGGCAGTAACTACCGAAGTAACAATTAGAGAAGAAACCTTAGACCCAAGATTATTAAGTGATGAAGAAATCAGACAAAGACTTTCAAGAATTAGAGAACGAGATATTGATGAGGGAACTTTCGAGGAGGTCATTTAAAGACTTTGTCAAGTACATCAAACCCGATTATGACATGAAGTGGTTTCACAAGGTGATTGCGGAACACTTAGATAAAGTTTATGAGGGTAAAATCAAGAAGTTGATGATATTTGTGCCTCCGCAACACGGGAAGTCTGAATTATCGACAAGAAGTTTTCCTGCATACCTCTTAGGCAAGAATCCTAAGTTAAAGTTAGCTTTAGCGAGTTATAATGCCACCTTAGCTGAACAATTTAGTGGTGAGATACAACGTAGAATAGTTAGTGATGAGTTTAAGGCTTTATTCCCTGATTCTCGTGTTAGTGAACGTAAAGGTGAAGCTATTCGTACTGCTGAGTTTTTCCAAACTGTTGGTCATGGTGGTTACTTAAAAGCAGTTGGTCGTGGAGGCTCATTGACTGGTACTGCGGTTGACATTGGAATCATAGATGACCCCTTAAAAGACAGACAAGAGGCACAAAGTAATATCATTAAAGAACAATTGTGGAATTGGTACACCGATGTATTTGAGACACGACTTCATAATGATTCTAAACAAGTGCTTATTCAAACGAGGTGGTATGATGATGATTTAGCAGGGAGGTTACTTGAACGAGATGATGATTGGACAATTATTGATTTTCCTGCAATTCGTGAAGCTGCGGAGAATAGTTACGATAAACGTAAGGTTGGTGAGGCATTATGGCCTGAGAAGCACTCCTTAGAGAAACTCTTAAAGATTAAGAAAGACCAACCATTTACCTTTGAGTCGCTTTATCAGCAAAACCCTAAACCAAGTTATGAGTCACTTATTTATCATGATTGGCAACCTTGTGAGTTCTTTCCAAAAGATGCTGATGTTATCTTTAGTGGACTTGACTTTGGGTTCTCTAATGACCCTACTGCATTGGTGCGAATTGCTAAATTAGGAAATAAGTTATATCTTGACGAAGTTATTTACGAAAAGGGATTAACAAATTCTGATTTGGCTAAAAAGATTAAACTCTATCCCGATAAATTGAATGAGATTTATTGTGATTCGGCAGACCCTAAGTCAATTGAAGAATTAAGGAGAGAGGGGCTTAAAGTCGTGAAAGCGGTTAAAGGTAATGACTCCGTTAATGCTGGTATTAGTAAATTAAGAGAATACGAGGTGTATTATACACGAAGGTCGAAAAACATTAAAAAAGAGATTGACAATTACCAATGGTTGACTGTTGGAGGTAAACCTATCAACAAACCGATTGATGACTGGAATCACTCTTTAGATTCGATTAGGTATGCGGTGTACACGAAGTATTCAAAGAAAAAACTATTAATATTTTAAACATGGGAGTATTTGATTTTTTTGGTAGCAAAAAGGCTGCACTTGCAATACAATCGGTAAAGCAATGGATGTTCATGGGTGGACAAACCTACTCACTATACAACGGTGATTTTAGAAGTGCCATCAACGATGGTTACGAAAAGAACGTAGATGTATATGCTATTGTGAGTGATATTGCCTCTCGTGCAACGGAAGTGCCTTTAGAAATGTATCAAGCACAAAAGATGCAAATTAGTGCCGTTAATCGTTACAAGGCTTTAATGAACCGCCCTACTGATAGAAGTATCATGGAGGCTAAGTCAATTAAGAAGAAGTCTGAGTTTAAGGAGTTAGAAGAACATCCTGTTCTTAAATTACTTCGTGAGCCTAATAAATACCAAACTACTAAAGAGTTTTTTGAATCTATCTTTTCTTGGTATTTACTTGTTGGTGATGTAGGAATTTGGGCTGAGGAAGACCCGTTGTACCCAGGAAAGATTGCTCGCCTCCACGTTGTGCCACCTTTTGATTATACAATCATTACCGATGGCTTTAGAAAGATTGTAGGCTATAAAATGATTTCTACTGGTTCAGATACAATCGACCCTAAATTCTTTTTATCGTTTAGAACCTTTAATCCTTCTTACAACAATCAAACTACAATTGCTCGTGGATTATCACCTTTAACTGCGGGTTCAAGAGTATTGCAAAAAGCAAATAGTGGTGAGGAAGTAGCAATCGAGAACTTTGAGACTCGTGGTGCGGTAGGGGTATTGTACAAGGATGACAACAATGTTGAAGACTTAGATGCGGTGCAACAACAAGATTACCAAGACAAGGTGTATGGTAAGATTTATGATTCTTCGCAAAAAGGTCGTATTGCATTTAGTAATTCAAAGATGGGTTATTTGAAGTTATCTACTAACAACTTGGAATTAGACCTTAGAGCAATCTCTAAGTTATCTACTGAGCAGTTGTGTCGTTTATGGCACTATCCTTATGTGCTTTTAAATGCTGATAACTTAACCGAGAGTAACTTGGCACAATTTATCCGCAGAATGATTATTAACTGCGTTGTGCCATTACAATCTAAGATTTGTGAGAAAATGTTGGCTTGGCTTGCTGAACCATTAAACATTAATCCTGCACAATATGTATTGCGGTTTGATGTGGATGCGTATCCTGAGATGAAGCAAAACTTCTTAGATGCCGCAACCATTCTTGAGAAATTAGATGGTGTCCTTACACAAGATGAGAAACGTGTGTTTATGGACTTTGAGCCAACTAATGACCCGATTATGCAACAAGTTTATATTCGTTCTAATCAAGTGCCTTTAGGTAGCCTAAATGTAGACCCTACCGAGATTGGCTCAATGGTTATGGATGAAGATGAGTAGATATGGGAATATTTGAAATCATAATCACAACCACATCCCTTACAAGCATCTTTTGGCTTGGAGTATTCTCTTATTATGTCGATAAGAAAAAAGATTCTGACAAAAGGAAGATTGAAAGGATATTCAAACAAAAGAAATGGTAAACGAGGAAATGTACCGAGTTGCTTGGAGAAGAAGGCATGACATTAACGAAAGAGGAATGTATGCCTATATCCAAACCAAACTTAACATTGAAACAAAGGCTTACATTAAAAGTTTAGATGGAAGAAGTCCACAAACTTTCCATATTACTAATCACTTTAGTGAAAGGTGGATGCTAAGTATCTTAAAAGATGTGTATAAAAAGTTTGGCTTAAAGCAAGGTACATTTTTAGACTCGTTCCAAAAGAAAGCTGAAGGGGATTTGTTTGATGAGGCATGGTTATTATTTCTTTTAGGATTCTTTGCCAATATTACCGAGTTCTTTATTGTGCTTGGTATTATTGGAACAATTAAAAATGACATTAAACGATTTGTTGAGGATAAAGTTTCTCAAGGTATTCCTGCCTCCGCAGTTATCACATTATTGGCATTGTATTTGACACAAAAGAATATTATTAGAAGTCAAACCATTGCAAGAACTGAAATGACACGGATAATGAATTTATCAAGTCAAGTGTGGGCTAACACGCAAGGTAAAGAATTAAAGAAGAAATGGATAGTTACCTTGGATGGTAAAGAGAGAGCATCTCATAATGCAATGGCAAGCTATCCCGCAATTGGAATGAAAGAATTATTTTCAGTTGGTGGTAGTTTAATGAGTGGGCCTGGTGATGGTAATGCCCCTGCACAAGAGGTTGTTAATTGCCGTTGTGGCTTGATGTATATTTAGAAATATTTGGTAGTTATTAATTTTTATTATATTTGCACAGATTGAATACGATATGAGAGATTATAAAATAAAATCATTTGCAGAGATTACCGATTTAGACTTAGAACGCAGAACTGTAATGGGTTATGCTGCTAAGTTTGGTAATATCGACCTACATGGTGATATGATAATGCCTGGTGCATTTACTAAAACCATTAAGGAACGTGGCCCAGAGGGAAAGAACGAGATTTGGTTCTTACACGACCACGACACTTCTAAAGTCAATGGTAAACCTACTTTATTAAAAGAAGATGGTAATGGATTGTACTTTGAAGCACGAATTGTAGATACTGAAGCAGGTGAGGATACATTAAAACTTTATGAAGAAGGTTTAATCAATCAGCACTCAATTGGTTTTTCTACAATCAAAGAAAGTAAGGTTGAAGAAAAAGGTAAGAATACTTACTACGAAATTCAAGAAGTAAAATTATTTGAAATTTCTTCGGTGTTGTGGGCAGCAAATCCTGACACACCATTCTTAGGTTTGAAGTCATTAGACAAGAACTTATTGTTAGATAGATACGATAAACTTTATAAGAATCTCCGCAAAGGAAATTTGAAGGATGAAACTTATGAATTGTTAGAAATAGAGTATAACTTTATAAAGTCGGAAATGTTGAAGTTAGTCGATGAAAAGAGGGAGTCGAATGAACCCACTCCTGAGATTATTGACCCAGCGGAGATTGAACGCAAAAACCAAATAGAATTTTTATTACAACTTAAAAACTCGTTTAAATAATGGAGGATATTAAAAAAATTGTTGAGGAGGTAAAATCCGACATCAACGAAATGATTCAAAAAGGTGTTGGTCGTGAGATGGAAGGATTAGGTCTTGAAGACTTAATCAATGAGACTAAGAACGCAGGTTCTCGTTTAGCTTCTTTCGAGGAGAAATTAGGAACTGTTGAGAAGTCAATGACTGACTTTATCTTAGATGCTAAGAACAACAACCCTGCTAAGAAAGAGGATATGTTGGCTAAGGCTTTCGAAGCTAATGCTGATAAATTCAAGGCTTTGGGACAACGTAGAGATGCAGCATTCGGAATGAATTTGAAAGCCGTAGGTGATATGAACCTTACTGCTAACATCGGTTCTGATTGGGCTTCTAAAATCGCAGGATTATCTAACGTAATCTTGACTGACCCTTTCCGTACTATTCACTTGCGTGACATCTTGCGTACATCTACTATCGAGCAGAATGGTGTATTCAAGTTTGCTAAGAAGACTGGTTCAGAAGGTGGCCCTGCTATCCAAACTGAAGGTTCATCTAAGGCACAAGTTGATTATGACTTCACTATCTCTGAGGTAACTCCTAAGACTATTGCTGCTTACGCAAAGATTTCTAAGCAAATGTTATCTCGTTTGGTATGGTTGCAATCATTTGTTTCTACTCAAATGGTTAACGATTTGTTAAACGTGGAAGATACTAACTTGTATGACTACGCAGGAACTTCTCCTTTCGCAGGTCTTTATGAGTCAGCTTCTACTTACACTCCATCAGGAACTGTAACTATCGCTTCTAATCGTTGGGATAAATTAGCTAACTCAATTGCTCAATTGAAAGCATTGCGTTACACTCCATCTGCTATCATGGTTAACCCTATTGATGAGATGGAATTGTTAATCAACAAAGAGTCAGGTGCAGGTTACTCTCACCCATCATTGTTGACTGGCCAACGTATGACTATTGCAGGTGTGCCTATCATTTCTTCTGACATTGTAACTGCTAACACATTTATGGTTGGAGATTTCAATAAGGCTGCTGAGTTGTTGTTCGAAGATAACATCATGACTGAATTTGCTTACGAAGATGGTGATAACTTCACTAAGAACTTGGTAACTGTTCGTGTTGAGGAGTCTATCGCATTACCAATCTACTTTGCTAACGCAATGTTGAAAGGTTCTTTCGCAACTTCATAGTTATAATTTAATGTATTGTATAATGAGCCTACTTCCCATGAGAACAGTAGGCTTATTTTTTAAAAATCTAAACTAAAACACGATGGTAACGGTAAAATGTATTACATTGTTTCATGATATTGCTGAAAATATTATGAGAAATCCAGGTGATGAGTGGAAGTGTGAGAAGGAAAGAGGTGACCTCTTAAACTCTCGTAATTTCGTTCAAATCATTGCAAATGATGAAGTAGTTCAACCTGAGGAAAATAAAGCGGTTAAACCAACTTATAAGAAGAAATAATGACTTATGAATTAGAATCAGTTAGAACCCAAGGAATGGATTTAACTGTGGTAACAGATAGTATTGCGGTAACTACGATAATTCCATTATCCGAAGTTAAGGCTCATATTAACGTAGATTTTAGTGATAGTGATGCTAAGATTACTGAGTTACTTAAAAGTGCGTTTAGAGAGGTTGAGTTGTTTATACAAAAGGCTTTAAAAACTAAGACAGTTCGCCAATCTTATATAGAGATTAATGGTACAATTGAATTAGCTTTTTCTCCTATTCA